TTGTGATATAAAAATTAACAAATGTACATGCGAGCGAATACAAAAACTATTTCAATATACCAAAGAAAAACTGTTAAATTATTTTTTAGCCCAAAGCCAACAAATGTACACCCCCACCCCCATCATATTAAACATACCCCTCCATATTAAACATACCCCATCATAACAAAGACGGAATAAAAATAAGAAAGGAGCAACAAAATTAATTGTTACCCCTTCATAATAAACGCACCCCTTTATATTAAACGCTCTATCTTATTGTGTAAATTCCTTTGTTCTTGCTTGTAGCTAATCTCATCAAAGCATATCTAATCGCATCACAAAAATGATTAAACTTATCGATTGGTCTTACACCCTTCTCATGCCATACATAGTTATTAAACTCCTTTATAACACCATTACTTCTTGGGTCTACTATTATCTCATAGTCCTGCATAAGTGCTATACCAGATAAGATACTACCACTCTTCTTTACAGCAGGTTGTATGTTTAATCCTTTAGCCTTCAGTTCTTTTATAAGTCTAGGCTCTGCTGAATCACAAACTATCAAATCTAAGCCACACTCAGCTCTATTCATATTAGCTATATCTGAGGTAGAAAGCCCTGTTTTACCATAAATCTCCTTTACATAGACTCTATTGTTAAAATCATCTATAGAAATCTTTACGAGTGTTGTAGGGTCTTCAGAGAACCCAAAATCTTGACCATAAATAGTCTTTTCTGTCTGTATGTAGTCTCCAACTTTCCAATTTCTTATAATCGTTCCTTCTGCTTTAGCTAACCACCCTCCTAGTATCTGGTGCTGGTATTTATCTGGTCTTCTAGCTTTCATCTCTAATATCCTAGCAAGAAATGATTCCGACAGATTATCTTTATTGTCTTTATACGTTGTATGGATATAAGTTGTGTCTCCTTTAGTACCATTAAATCCATCATCAACAATATTACCTAAAAAGAATCGTTGGTATATCCAATGCTCTTTTGTTGTAGGGTTTAATATTAAAATAACCCTGTTTTGCTTGTTTAGAGACCTTATAGAGAAGTCAATCTTATCAAAGGTAGCTTCATCATCCAGTTCCTCTGCTTCATCCACTACAAAGGTTGTAATTCCATTTAAAGACTTTAATGCTGCTGTCTGATTACCACTAGAAGTCCTTATTCCTTTAAATATAATAGAAGAACCTGTTTGAAGGTTTGTTATCTCATCCTTAGTTATCCTAAAGTGAGCATTTACTCCCATCATATCAATTTTCTCTACAAATTCTGGTATAATAGATGTATTGGCTGATGACATTGTATAACGAGTAAACAATATCTTATGTCCACTTTCGTATGTAAGGTTCAGTAGAAATACGTTTATACCAAAAGACTTACCACTACCCCTACCTCCTGTAATAACATTGTATCTTGTCTTGCTTTGGAATAAAGGGATGTACTTATCATGCAGGTTTATACTATTCTTCATCTTCTGGTGTTACGTCTATAATATCTTCTTTTGCAGGAGGCTGATGTCCATAGAAATTTATAACAGGAGTTGCTGACTTCTGTGTTGAATTACCAAACCCATCTTTAGGCTTACCATAAACATATTCTAACAAAAGCTTTCTATCGTTATGGTTTTTCTGAGCCTCTTCAGCTAAGTTCATCCAAAAGTCTTGTTCAGAACCAAATACCTTTTTAATGGCTTTTACTCCGAACTCCTTCATCCTTTCTCTCTTAGCTTTATTTATAGCTGCTGTAGTAGGTTTTACAACATCCAGCTGACCTTTCTTTCTTTTATTATAATGCCTACCATCAGTAGGTTTTATTTCATTTGATTTAGCCATAAGTTTACTATTAAATTTATAACGTAATATAGATGTTTTTGTTTATAACTAAGCACAAAGCACATTAAAACGATGCCATACACAATGCGTTGTAAATAATTAGTTTTGTTCTTGTTGTTCTTTTAAGAAGTTCTCTGCGTTGTCTTCAAGGCAGTGTATTGTCGAACAGTTATCACAGGCAATTGAAACCCGTTGGTACTCTTCGTTAGTGTCATCATCTATTTCCGTAACTATTCTGTATTTAAACATATCATTACTTCCACAATTGCCACAAATAATGTGTAGTCTTGCTCTCGCCATAATTTTAACTCATTTTATATTTAACGTTGTATGCAATTAAAAAAGACATACAACAATAAATATAAGTAATGCTTCACTTGGCTATTAAACCATCTTTTGCAGACTATTACAGTTGTTGTCCATCCGAAAGGGTTATCTCTGTTTTTCATCGCACTACTCATATTGTTGTCAGTTAGGGTGCAATTAAAAAAGCACCTAACATGTAATATAAAACATAAAATTATTCGGGCGCATCTTTATAAACCTCGTCAATCTTTTGCTTTA